AAAAACGAGGTACTCATGAGACTCTATTATAAAGACGGTGGCGCAATATCTAAAAAATTAGCCAAACATTCGGAACATCACAGTGCTAAACACATGAAGGCTATGAAAAAAGACATAAAAGGCGGTGATTCTTTTACGGAAGCGCATAAATCAGCTATGAAAAAAGTAGGGAAATAGTGGCTGAATTTAAAGGTAGAGAAGTCGCTCTCAATAAACCTCGTAGAATATCTAAGGGCAGTCCTGGACATGGCAAAAAAACACGTGAGGTTTTTGTCATGAAAGACGGCAAAGTGAAAAGGGTTACATTCGGTGACCCTAATCTTGGAGCTCATCCAGGAGATAAAAGTAGGAAAGCATCATACTGTGCTAGAAGCGCAGGTATGGGTAGTGACAAAACTAAAGCGAATTATTGGTCTCGCAGACAATGGAAGTGTTGAGATGGATCCAATATATTCAATAGAAAAAAGTTTAAAAGAAATCCGACAGAGAGTAGCTGATTTAACGGAAATACTAGCTACAGGGGGTGTTGCGGATTGGGAAGGGTATCAAAGGATTCTTGGCGAATTATCAGGTCTAAGTTCAGCCGAGAGAATAATATTAGACCTGCTAAACAAAGAGGAAAAACAAGATGACACAGGACGCTCAGTTAAAAACAGGTAAACCTATCCCAAAACACGTGAATAGGTTCAAAGATCTACCCCCTGAAATAAAAGAAAAAGAAATAGTTTTCACCCCAGAATCGATAGAAGAAGATGAAAGTCTTATAGAAAAACTACCTTCCCCGACAGGTTACAGAATTTTAATCCTCCCTTTCAGTCAAAAAGCTATAAGCAAAGGCGGGATAGCTCTCGCTGATTCTTATTTAGAAAAAGAACGGTTAGGAACTAATGTAGGGTATGTAGTGGGAATAGGACCAGACGCATATAAAGATCCCCAAAAATTTCCAAACGGTGCTTGGTGCCAAGAAAGAGATTGGATTATTTTCGGTAGATATGCAGGTGCACGAATTAAAATAGAAGGTGGCGACTTGCGCTTATTAAACGATGATGAAGTACTCGCTGTAATTGAAAAACCAGAAGACGTATTGTAATCACGCAACCTAGGAGAGTGACATGGCAGAAGCTATGCAACAAGAAGTAGAGTCGGAAGAAGTAGAGATAGAGATAGAAGGAACAGAAACACCAGAAATACAAATACAAGAACCAGAATCTAAAGAAGAAACAAAACCAGCTGAAAAATCAGAAGATGAAGAGATCGCCGAATACAGTGAATCAGTTAAAAAACGAATAAACAAACTAACATTTAAAGTCCGAGAAGCAGAAAGAAGGGAAAAAGCAGCCATAGAATATGCACAAAATGTTCAACAAGAATTAACAAAAACAAATGCAACCCTTTCAATCAAAGATGAAAACCTATATGATGAATATAGTGCAAGAGTCAAAAGTCAGTTAGGATCTGCAGAAGACCGATATAAAAAAGCACATGATGTCGGCGATACAGATGCTATGCTGGAGTCTCAAAAAGACGTTGCGAAACTTGCTGTAGAATTAGAAAGTTTAGATCGGGTGAAACCTACACGTGTTTCACAGGCGAAAGAAAACGAAGTTGAAGTGGCGTCAAACCCAATTCAACAACGTGCTTCTTCACAGCCAGCTACTCCAGATCCTCAAGCTCAAAAGTGGGCTTCAGATAACGACTGGTTTGGTTCTGATCTAGCAATGACTACAAGTGCTTTTGCGTTTCATAAGCAACTTGTAGAACAAGAGGGCTTTGATCCATCTTCTGGTGATTACTACCGAGAGATTGATAAAAGAATGATTGAGTCCTTTCCTACTAAACTAGGAAAAGTGTCTCAAAACGTCCAAGAAAATGTTGCAGGTTCTAGCAGAGGTGCAAGAAGATCAACATCTAAAGGACGCACGGTCAAGTTAACAGCTAGTCAAGTTGCAATAGCAAAAAAACTAGGTGTTCCACTTGAAGAATATGCAAAACACGTAAAAGTGTAGGAGAATAAAATGTCAGTTGATTCTAAAAAAGATGTGGCACAATCGGATCGAACTCCACGATCTGCAAATAACCGAGATGTTAAAGCTCGTCCCAAACCATGGCAACCACCGTCCTTACTGGACGCACCTAATCCTCCCGAAGGATATGTTTACAGATGGTTACGAGAAGCAATGGTCGGAGTAGATGACAAAGCGAATATGTCAAAACGTATTCGTGAAGGTTGGGAACCTGTGAGAGCAGAAGACCACCCTGAGTTTGAAGCACCAACTGTTGAAGATGGTAAGTTTGTAGGTGTAATCGGAGTTGGTGGATTAATATTAGCTAAGATGCCAGTCGAGACCGTCGAACAGCGACGTGCGTATTACCAAAAAATGTCTTCAGACCAAATGGAGGCTGTCGATTCAAATCTTATGCGAGAAAGTAATCCTCTTATGCCTATTAGTAACCCTACTAGGAAAAGCAAGGTAACTTTCGGAAGTGGAGGTTCCTAAAAATGTTTTTAGGAATCATTGTTTAATTTAATGATAATAGGTAAATCTAATGGCAAATACAAATAGCCCAAACGGTTTTACTCCTGCTTATCATATGTCTGGTGGGACAATTAGACCCTCTGAGTTCGCAATCGCAAGTGGAACTAACGCATCAATCTTTACAGGTGATGTTGTTAATCTTTCTAGCGGTTTAGTAATTCAAGGTACAGCAACAGGTGCCCCACTTGGCGTATTCGCAGGCGTAGAATACCAAGCAACCGACGGTTCTGTCGTGTTTTCGAACATGTGGACTGCCGACACTGCTACACTAGGTTCCGCAAACGCGAAAGCGTATGTTTATGCCGATCCAGATATTGTTTATGAGGCGCAGGCAACTGCAACTCCTACGCAAGCGACGATCGGTACAACTAATACGATTTCGACAACTGCGGGTTCAACATCAACTGGTCGATCAGCTGAAGGTGTTACTGCAACAACTTCTAGTGGTATTGCGACAGTAGTAGGGTTTGTAGACAGACCCGATAATTCTATTGGTCAATACGCTAGAATGTATGTAATATTCCCTACTTCTGCATTCGGCAATAACTAAAAAGGTAATTAGAAATGGCAATTAATAGAGCCCAGCTAGTAAAGGAACTCGAGCCTGGACTGAATGCACTTTTTGGTCTTGAGTATAATCGTTACGAAAATGAACATTCTGAAATTTTTGACACCGAATCTTCCGACCGAGCGTTTGAAGAAGAGGTAATGTTATCTGGTTTCGCACAAGCTCCTACCAAAGGGGAAGGTGCAGCTGTGACATATGATACAGCACAAGAAACGTTCACGTCTCGTTACACCCACGAAACTATAGCACTTGCTTTCGCGTTAACAGAAGAAGCTATCGAAGATAATCTCTACGATACTCTTTCTTCACGTTATACACGAGCATTGGCAAGATCTATGGCAACTACGAAGCAAGTAAAAGCTGCAAACGTACTTAACAATGGTTTTTCAACGTCCTTCCCAGGAGGAGACGCGAAACCTCTCATGACAACAGATCACCCAACTTTAACAGCTGGTGATTTGTCTAATGAACCTAGTACAGCCGCTGATCTTAACGAAACTTCGTTAGAAAATGCGTTAATTGATATCTCTCAGTTTAAAGACGAAAGAGGCATCAAGGTTAATGTACAGGCTAGAAAACTGATAATTCCTCCTCAGCTTCAATTTGTAGCTGACAGAATTTTAAACAGTCCTGGCAGAGTTAACACATCCGACAATGACATCAATGCCATGAAAAACATGGGAATGTTGCCAGAAGGTTATGTTGTTAACCATTACTTAACTGACACAGACGCATTTTTCATTAAGACAGATGCACCTAACGGTCTGAAGCACTTCGAAAGATCTGCGATGGCTACTGGAATGGAAGGCGACTTCGAAACTGGTAATGTTAGATATAAAGCTAGAGAAAGATATTCTTTCGGCTTTAGTGACTGGCGCGGAATCTACGGATCTCCTGGCGCATAACGTAGCTAACTAGCTATATTAGACGGGGAGCTTCGGCTCCCTTTCTTTTTTATGAAGTATGGTATACAATGAATTTCTAGGATATTTTAATTGTTTTATCGACTGACCTAGCAGACAAGCCACGACGATAGAACTTATTCTCCCAGGAGGGAATTATGGCAAATTCGACGTTTAGTGGACCAGTTCGGTCCGAAAATGGTTTTAAAACCATCGATACTAATGGAACTACAGGTGTAGAAACAGATGGTTTAGTGATAAACTCTGACGGTAATATTTTCACAGATGCTGGTGGACATACACAATATGTTGCAGCAACTGGATATGGACCAGCTGATTTTATTGTAGGTAAAGGCGGTAGCCAATACGGTACTGTTGATCCTTTCACATC